TTCCGTTTAACACCAGATGCTACTTCACTTAATGAATGGGGTCAAAACGTTCGTCAAGCAGTTGAAGACAACGATGACGGATTGGTTAGCTTCGACGAGTACATGGGTGTTTACTACCCAGCAGGCTTTACAAGCGATAACTTTGGTAATAATGTAGTTGTTCCGCCAAGTCACATGGCACTGCGTACAATTGCACTAAGTGACCAAGTTAGCTTTCCATGGTTTGCGCCAGCAGGCACAAGACGAGGTGGGGTTACTAATGCTACAGCAACAGGCTATATTAACGACGAAGGTGAATTTGTAAGTATTGCACTTAATGAAGGACAGCGCGACACACTATACTCAAATGCTGTGAATCCGATTACATTCCTAAGCGGCAGCGGGCTAGTGGTGTTTGGTCAGAAGACTCGTGCAAGAAATGCAAGTGCGCTAGACAGAATCAATGTTGCACGTTTGGTAATTTATATGCGCTCACAGCTAAAGAAACTAGCTAAGCCATACTTATTTGAACCAAACGATAAGGTAACACGTGATGAGATCAAAGCAGCAGCAGAAAGTCTATGTCTAGAACTAGTAGGTCAGAGAGCATTATATGATTTCTTAGTAGTATGTGATGAATCTAACAACACACCTTCAAGAATTGATAGAAATGAGCTCTATTTGGATATTGCAATTGAGCCAGTAAAAGCTGTGGAATTCATTTACATTCCGCTGAGACTTAAGAATACTGGAGAAATAGCAGGTCTATAAACTGATAAATAGATATAACAGGAGCAATTAAATGGCAATCTCAACACTATCAAAAATTACAGTACCATTAGCAAGTGATTCAAGTGCATCGAATCAAGGCTTGCTAATGCCTAAGCTACAGTATCGTTTCCGTGTTACACTAGAAAATTTTGGTGTAAGCGGAAACACCACTGAGCTGACAAAACAAGTAATAGACGTAACTCGTCCAAACTTGACATTCGAAGAAATTACACTAGACGTTTACAACTCAAGAAGTTACCTAGCAGGTAAGCACACTTGGGAGGCATTAACACTTAACTTGCGTGATGATGTAAGTGGTAACGTACAGCGCAAAGTGGGCGAGCAGCTTCAAAAGCAATTTGACTTTTTTGAACAATCTAGTGCAGCATCTGGTATTGATTACAAATTTTTAACACGTATCGAAATACTAGACGGCGGCAATGGTGCAAACGAAGTAGGCATATTAGAAACATGGGAATGCTATGGTTGCTTCTTAACAAACGCTAACTACAACTCATTGGCATACAGTACTAATGATCCAGTAACAGTTACTTTAAGCATTCGTTATGATAATGCTATCCAAACACCACAAGGCACAGGTGTTGGTACAACAATTGGACGTACAGTCAATACTCTAGTAACTGGTGGCGGCGGCCAACAGTAATCTTTAATAAGATTGCCATAATAAAAAGGGAGCAAATTGCTCCCTTTTCTTTTAAATACGCACTTAATTAATACAGATAAATACTTATATGGCAAACAAGTTTACACAATTCTTAGACAACTTTTTTGGAGGAGCAACAAATCCTAAAGGAACTTTAGGCGACTTCCAACATGCTCAGCGATTGTACATTGACAACGCTATGCGACTTGCACCAAAAACAAAATTCCTAAGTTTTGTTAACTTTAATTTAACTAGAAATGCATTAAATACACTGCCAAGATTAGATAATAGACATGTCGCCGAACTTAATATGTTAGTGAAGCGTTTTGACTTGCCCCAGTATACAGCAAATATAGACACAAAAAATCAATATAATAGAAAGAAAAATATTCAGACTAGACTAGATTACCAACCTATAAGTCTTGCACTGCATGACGATAATCTAGGTATTACAACTATGCTTATGGAAGGCTACTATCGATATTATTTTAAAGATAGCAATATAAGTGATATAGAAGCTACATATGATCCAAGAAGCACATACAAAGAAGATAACGGAAGAACATTTCGCTTTGGTTTAGATAACGATAAAATGGTTCCGTTTTTCCGCAATATTAAACTGTATCAATTTAGTAGACATGAATATACAGAATATACTCTTGTAAATCCTATTATTAGTCAATGGGGTCACGATACAATGGATCAAACTGATGGATCAGGTATTGCTGAAAATAGAATGGTAATAAATTATGAATCAGTATTATACGACAGAGGTGCAATAGGCGAAGATAGTCCTGCTACATTTGCTACAAGTCATTATGATACTACGCCTAGTCCGTTGAGTATTGAAGGCGGCGGCATCGGTAGTTTATTCGGCGCTGGTGGCGTATTAGACGGGGGAAGCAGTGTTTTGAGAGATATCACAAGTGGTAATATTGGTTTAGATACTATAATCAAGGGCGCAAACACTATTCGTAACGGTAGAGGACTAACATTTAAAAGTATAGTCAATGAAGGTTTGAATATTTTAGAAGATGCTGTTGTAGATGCAGCAAGAGATCCAGGCGGAGTCCCAGGAGTCAACTTTGCAAAAAATAACGGCACCGGCGGACGTAATGATGTTACAGAAGCAAGTGCTCCAGTTGACACCGGAACCGATGCTCAAAGAGCAGCTAAGATCGAACAAGCACGACAAGCAAACGGAGGCTAAATGGAAAACACAAACATTCCATCACAAAAATTTACTAATTCAGATCAATTTGTTAAAAAGTTTTTTGATCGTTATTACGATAAGGCTTTAGAATTTCCTAGTAACGATGTAAATGCTGTTGTAGGTTACTTTGAAAAAAGAGGATTCGAATCCTCTTCAGCTAATAGTGTTGCAACAGTGCTGCTTCAGCAAGCAAAAATAGACGGTGTGAAAATTTTTAAATTACTCGATACCCTTAACGGACTGCAAGATGTACAACTTAGTGCTCTTGTGACTGAAATATTAAATTATAGTAGAACAAAAACAAGTACTTTAGGTTTCCGTATAGAGCAAGAGACTAACTATATCGAAGCAAGAAATATAGCGGTATGATATGGCACGATTCGCACAGGGCAAATACACTCTTAAGAATCCAGAAAAATATCTAGGCAATACCATACCTACCTATCGTAGCAGTTGGGAATTTGCATTTATGCGATTCTGCGACGAACATCCTAGTGTTACACAGTGGTCATCAGAATCAATACGTATTCCATATCGCAATCCTCTATCAGGTAAGCAGACAATATATGTTCCAGATTTTTTAATTGCATATGCAGATAAAAAAGGCAAGGCAAGAGTTGAACTCATAGAAGTAAAACCTGAAAATCAAACTGTCAAAGAAAAACTAGGTAGATCAAGAGCTAATCAAGCACATTGGGTTGTTAATCAAGCCAAGTGGGAAGCTGCAAGAGCTTGGTGCAAACAAAAAGGAATATTCTTCCGTATCGTAAACGAAAGCGATATCTTTCATCAGGGCAAACGAAGATAAATAATAGTAGCAGTTAATGGAAAGTTACTATGACTAAAAAACTAGAAGAATTATTAGACTTGCCTGATTCTAAAGAAATTATCGATCAAGCAAAACGTCAAGAAGAAAATCAAAAAAAACATGAACTCGAACGAGAAGAAACTTTTCGTGATATTGCAGAATTTGACAAAATATCGGCTGCACTTCCGCAAGTCAAAGGTTTAGGAGAATTAGCCGATAAGGAATTAAATGAAGTAAATAGTCTCTTAGAAAGATTAAAAGGTTTAGATAAAGATAAATAACATATAATAGGAATTGCGCAAATGAAATCTTTTGTAGAATATTTAACAGAATCTAAAAAAACATACCAATTTAAAGTTGGTATTGCAGGCGAATTACCAGAAGGATTTGCTGAAAATATGAAAACATCTCTTGAAAAGTTTGATGTTGTGTCAGTTAGTTCTGGTAAAAAGACACCGATTCAAGAGCGTCCTCTAGATTTTCCACAACTACAGAATACGGAAGTAACTTATTTTGAAGTTGAAGTAAATTATCCTACTACGAGCCAAGTACTACAAGAATATGTAGGTAATTGCTGCAATATTCATCAATCACATATCATTGTTCGCAGCGCAGATGATCCAAGAGAAGAATATCAAGAACCTAAGTCAGACGAAGCATATGAAACTATGCTTACTAAGGAAGATATGGGTGGTGAAAGTGCGCAAGATTCAGTAGGCGCAAACAGAGTTATGGACTTACTAAAAGAACTAGAAACAGCAAGAA